ATTGAGATGTTGCGGGCGCAGTGTCGGATCGATATTGACGATGCAACCGAAGATGAACTGCTGACGCTGTATTTCACAGCTGCTCGGCGTCGCGCAGAGAACTTCATTAATCGGAAACTGTATGAAGACTCTGTGCCTGATACCGATCCAGACGGGTTAAACATTGCTGACGATATCCTCCTGGCGCTGATGCTTCTTGTTGGGCATTGGTTCAACAGCAGGGAAGAAGCTTCCGATGTAAATAAAATGAGCATTCCCTTCGGCTTCACTTCGTTGCTTGAACCCTACCGATATATCCCACTTTGAGGTGATTTATGGCCTGTGAAGGGTGTCTCCGTCGGCGTGAGTGGTTAAAAAAGTGGACGAAAATAGCCTATGAACGAGCAACTGGTAAACGCGCTGATAGCAGCGCTGAGAGAACAAACAACAGCACAGCGAGAGCAGACGGAAGCGATAAACCGCCTGGCTGAGTCTAACGTCGCCCTGTCCGATGTGATTATCCAGTCGCTTGCCGGCGATCTCGATGAGGCGCCAGAGCAGCAAACCTATCTGAGCGGGAAACCCGGGGGGTGATATGCAGGCCGGAAAATTGCGTCACAGGATCACCCTGCAGGAACCGGTCAAAGAACAGAACCCGACAACGGGAGCCGTAATTAATACCTGGCGCGATGTCGCAACCCTTTGGGCCGAAGTCGCTCCTTTATCCGCACGTGAGTTTATCGCCGCCCAGGCCTCTCAGGGCGAAGTTACCACCCGGATAACGATTCGTTACCGTGAGGGTGTTACCCGCAAACATCGGATCCTGTTTCGTAGCCGCATCTACAACATTGAGGGCGTTTTACCTGACCCCCGGAGCGGCAGGGAATACCTGACACTGCCGTGTTCAGAGGGGGCTAACGATGGCTGATGGCGTGGAAGTAAACCTGACCGGCCTTGATTCCGTCCTGGGGAAACTGGATGCCGTCTCACAGGTCACTCGCGATAAATCCGGTCGTGCAGCGCTGCGTAAAGCGGCAAACGTCATCAGGGACAGAGCGCGCAATAATGCCGCGCGGGTTGATGATCCTCTCACCAAAGAGGCTATCTACAAAAACATTGTGGTCAGTTTCAGCAGCAAGGCATTTCGCAGAACCGGCGATCCAACGTTTCGTGTCGGGGTGATGGGCGGCGCCAGGCAATACGCCAATACAAAGGCCAACGTCCGAAAAGGCAGGGCGGGTAAAAGTTTTAACACTGCCGGAGATAAAGGTAATCCCGGCGGGGATACCTGGTACTGGCGATTCCTGGAGTTCGGCACAGAACATGCTGCAGCGAGGCCAATAATTAGGCCTGCACTGAATGGGGTCGATGCCGATGTGATTAACGTTTTTGCTTTGGAGCTGGAAAAGTCCATCGATCGCGCTGTACGACGGGCGGCTAAAAAAGGAACTCCGGTATGATTGCTCCAATATTTGCAGTTTGCGCAGCCAGCCAGGCAGTCAGGGATTTGTTAGGTTCTACTCCCGTGCGGCTTTATCCGTTCGGTATGCAGGACGACAATATCGTTTATCCCTACGCAGTCTGGCAAAACGTAGGTGGCTTCCCTGAAAATTATCTAAACCAGCGGCCAGATGCAGATCACTATTCTCTGCAGGTTGATGTCTATGGTGATACTGACACCGACGTGATCGCCGTTGCCCGTGCTTTACGCGACGCAATTGAGGGCAAGGCCTATATCACCCGATGGGGTGAACAAAGCCGCGATCCTGAAACAATGCGATACCGCTATTCCTTCGATGTTGACTGGATAACGACCAGATAACCAACAACCACAAACTGACCCGCCTTGTGCGGGTTTTTCTTTTATGGAGACAAAACATGTCTGTATTAACGCAAGGCACGCAGTTTTTTGTGCTCAAGTCTGGCGTGGTCAGCGAGGTTGAATGCATCACCAGTTTCAACCCCGGCGGGAACCCTGCCGATCAGATTGAAGATACCTGTCTGAGTGAACGGGATTCCAGAACCTACAAAAAGGGGCTTAAAACGCCTGCGGCCGCAACCGTCGGGCTTAACGCTGATCCGACGAACGCCAGCCACATTATGTTGCATGGCCTCGCTGAAGCGAATGACCAGACGCCGTTAACTTTTGCGGTTGGCTGGTCAGATGGAACCAGTGTCCCGACAGCCGCCGCTCCTGGCGCTGAGGATGCTGTTGATGGCCTGGTGCTGCCATCGGATCGCACCTGGTTCATTTTCCAGGGTTACGTTTCTGACTTCCCGTTTGATTTTCAGGGTAACGCTGTTGTGACGACCTCCGCCACGATCCAGCGGTCTGGCTCTTCCGTATGGGTGCCTAAGGCCGCAGCGTAATTAATATGCCCGGTTATCCGGGCTTTTCTATTCAGGAGCTGAAATGCAACTTACTCTCGATACGTTAAAAGAAACCGGTGCTTTTACCGGGCGTCCCGTGGAAAAAGAAATTAAGTGGAAAGGCCGTGACGGGAAAGAGCATATCGCAACCGTCTATGTGCGCCCGATGGGCTACCACACCACTAAAGCTGAACTGCTGGCGTATAACGGGAAATCGGACCCGATTGCTGAGCGCATTGCGGCGCATATTTGCGATCAGGACGGCGCCCCAGTGTTTACCGCGGCTGACATTCTTGGGACTGCTACCCCGGATCGTGGGGCGCTGGACGGACCGATTGTTATGGCCCTCCTGGCTGCAATTCATGATGTAAACGAACTGGGAAAGACTACGAGCTAACCGGCGAGGATGAATTCTGGTGCGAACTGGTGATGAACGGCATCGGCGGCCGCACCATTGCAGAGGCTCAGGAGCGGATGAGTCGCAGGGAATTTCTGGTTTGGCTCAAGTACCGTGAGAAGTACGGACCGCTCAATATCATGATGCGTACTGAGTGGGGGGCTTCGCTGGTGGCTTCTGTCCTGGCTAACATCAATAAGGCAAAAAACACGCCGCCGTTCAAGGTAAGTGACTTTGCACCGCACATCAACGAAGCGCCATTATCTCTGGAAGAAGCTATGAAAAGTTGGCATTGATATCATTTATTTGGTTATATTCTCTCTGGGATGATTATATTGATACCGAGGGGATTATGATAAAGAAAGCAGCTGTTGTTTTTACTGTAATGTTTTTAGGTGGCTGCGTTAGTGCGCCAGATAAGGCGGAGCTAAGCCGCGCCGATTATGGGAAGTTACCTGATAATTATCAGGAAATAATTAAAAATAGTATGTCGGCGCGCCTTAAGGACCCTTATTCTGCACGATATGATTTCAATGAACCTTTCAAAGGCTGGTGCAAATCAGGATTTACAACTTATTACGGATGGTTAGTTCCTTTTACTCTTAACGCTAAAAACAGTTATGGCGGTTATGTTGGTAATAAGTCTTATCTGTATCTTGTTAATCAAAATAGCGCCACTGACTTTACTGCATCCTTCCAAATCGGTGGGTGCGGTAAAAGTTAAATTAGCTAAATCATAAAATAAACCTCGCTCCTGCGGGGTTTTTTATTGCCTGGAGAAAATTCAATGGCTGGCAAGTCCCTTGGTACGTTAACAATCGACCTGATCGCAAAAGTGGGTGGATTTGTTCAGGGTATGGACAAAGCCGAAAGATCTTCTCAAAAGTGGCGTGACCAAGTAAAAAAGGATGCTAAAGAGGTTAGTTCTTCAATCATTGCTGTGGGTGCTGCGGCGGCTACAGCAGCTGTTGGCATTGGTGCTGCTGGGTTAGCCATAGTTAAAAATACTGCACAGCAGGTTACAGAAGCTGATCGCTGGGCAAAATCTCTTAAAATGTCCACCCAGGATTTGTTATCCTGGCAATACGCTGCTGAACAAGCCGGTTTAACCGGTGACAACATAGCCGATATTTTCAAAGACATTAATGATAAGGTCGGTGATGCGGTCCTGAATAAATCAGGTGAGGCAGCTCAGGCGCTGGATACTTTGGGGCTTTCAGCTCAGAAGCTGGCTCAGCAATCCCCAGACAAGCAGCTGATGGCAATCAGTGAAGCATTACAGAAAATCCCCACTCAGGCCGGGAAAACAAATATTCTCGAAAGCCTGGGTAATGACCTGTCAAAAATGCTGCCGTTGTTCGACAACAACAACGAGAAGCTGAAACAGTTTATCCAGCTATCAAAAGATTTTGGTGTCGCACCACCGCAAGAAGATATTGATAACCTTGTTAAGGTTAATCAGTTCTTTCAGGATATAGAGACTAGCGCCCGCGGTCTTAAAATGGAAATTGCTTCGGGGCTGGCTAAGGTTGACCTTACACCATTGCAGGATGGGCTTGATGACATTCGTGACGTCTTCACCGATCCTGCTGTTCTTCAGGGGCTATCAGACCTGGTTGGTGAAGCCATAAGCCTTGCCGGGGTTGTGGGACGTATTGCTGGTGGCTTGGGGGCCATTGCTACTTATACCCGCTCGCGTATAGGTGCTGTATCTGGTAATTATAATGCTGCTGATGAAAGTGATATTGCACAGAGAATTGAATTCCTTAACAAACGAGGGAATCAAAGTAAGGAGCAAAAAGACGAATTAGAATTTTTAACTAAACGTCTTCAATTTCTTCGCGCGATAAAATCAAGCATGACTCCGGAGCAGGTAGATAGAGGAGCGAAAGGGCTCTCGTCTCTACTTTCTGATCTTGGCATTGATACGTCTAAAGATAATGATTTTTCGTTGGGCAAAGGGGAGTCTAACCAGAATCAGCCAAAAACAAAACCAAAAAGCAATCCGACTGACAATGCTTTTAAAAATCGACTTCTTGACTTACAAAAGCAAGCTGCACTTATTGAAACAACAGGCAAAAAAACAGCTGAAGTTACAGAGCTTGAAAAAATAAACTTCGATATAAGCAGTGGTAATCTAAAAAAACTTTCCGAAGGTCAAAAAGACCAGTTGCGAACAGCTGCAAAGTTTCTTGATTCTAAGAAGGAAGAACTTCGTCTTAATCAGGAAAATGCGAAAGTTGCCGAGTACGTTTCAGGTCTTGAAAGGCAGAATAAATTAATTAAGCAGGGATATGATAGTGAATTTATTGGGCGTTATTCTGGAGATCGGGAACGTAGCCGGATGCAAGAACGCAACAGTATTCAGCAGGAGTATGAAGGGAATCGCGAGGATTTATTAAAGCAATACCAATCTGGTGATATTTCTAAAAGTCTTTATGACGCTGAAACTGAAGCTTTGCAAGATGCACTGAATAAGAGGTTAGAAATTCAAAATGATTATTATAAGCAACAGGATGAATTACAGAATGATTACAGTGCTGGGTTAATTTCTGGTTTTGCTGCACAGGCTACTGCTGCGATGGATTTGTACTCCACAATGCAGCAAGTTGGGGCGCAAACATTCAGCAGCATGACCGACATGATTATAACTTGGGCAGAAACTGGAAAGTTGAACGCTCAAGATTTTGCAGCGACCTTTATACAGTCTGTAGGTGCGGCAATGCTGCAATATGCCGCTGCTCAGGTAGCAATGGCGGCGCTTAATGCCTTCACTCAATGGATAGGTGTTCCTTACGTTGGCCCGGCGGTGGCTCCGGCTCAAGCAATTGCAGCAGCTGCAGCAGCTGGCGTATTCATGACGGCGATCGGGTCGGCATTGCACGGCCAGGCTCACGACGGTATCGACTCTGTGCCTGAAACAGGAACTTGGCTCCTGCAGAAAGGTGAGCGCGTTACGACAGCTAAAACCAGCGCCAAACTTGACGCCACTCTGGATCGAGTTGCAAACCAGTCAACAGGCGGCGGCGCGATTTATTCACCCACAATCAATATCCCCATAAATGGTAACCCTTCCGATGCGACAGTAGCCCTCGTGCGCAAAGCCGCTGCTGAAGGTGCTGAGCGCGGCTACCGAAAAGCTGTCAACTCGGTGACTACTGGGCAAGGTGATCTACACAGGGCACTTATGGTGAAAACCAACTCGGGGAGGAAAATTCGCTGATGGCTATCACCACGACACTTTACTACCCCGCTGATGTTCTCCCTGGGCCGTTGAAAGACGGCTTTGGAATGAAGCCGAAATCCCCGGTAAAAATCACCGAGCTCGTAACGGGGCGCAAAAGAATACGACGTGGCTATACCTCTGTTCCTACGGAAACAGATGTAGCCTGGATTTTTACTGACGCGCAGGCCCAGGCTTTTGAGGCATGGTACCGGGATGTTCTAAAAGACGGCAGCGCCTGGTTTAACATGCCGCTACTGACGCCAGTGGGCCAAAAAAATTACGTTTGCAGGTTTAACGATATTTATGAGGGGCCTACGCCTGAAGGAGGCTTGTACTGGCGGTATTCAGCATCCCTTGAGTTATGGGAACGGCCGCTGCCGGCGGTTGGCTGGGGAGAATATCCGGAGTGGATTGTGGGGAGTTCGTTACTCGATATAGCTCTGAACAGGGAGTGGCCTAAGCATGACAGCGATTAACCGCCTTTATGCGTCCTCCGGGTCGGAGGTCATCATTGGTACGTTGCAGATCGATATTGGCGGCCAGAAGCATTATCTGTGTGAGGGGTACGAGGACATTACGGCGGTTACCGAGAGGGGCGAAACCGTAACGTTTATTGCCTGTGCCATTGTCCTATCCCTTCCTGCCAGAAACGAAGACGGGACGCAGGACCTGAAGTTTATGCTGTGCAACGTCGACGGCGTTGTATCCACCGCTATACGCAAGGCCATTGATGCCATGTCCACTGCCAGCATCACGTTCAGGAAATACATTTCCACTGACCTTACAGCGCCAGCGGAGCCGCCTTACGTCATGCCGGTTAAAGGAGGCTCCTGGACACCGCTGACTGTAAACGTCACTGCTGGTTTTAAAAATATGCTCGATTATGCCTGGCCACGTGACAGGTACACATTGACGTACTTCCAGGGTCTTCGTTACACACGATAGGTATCCCATGATCAACATTGATAAATACCTGACCGTCCGCTGGCAGATGGGCGGCCGCACTTTTCCTGTTCTCGACTGCTACGGCATTGTACATGAGGTCCGCCGGGACCTGGGGCTGCCTGAATGGCCCGCGTTTGAGGCTGTGATTAAAGAGCGTGGCAGCACTGAAATGGGGGAAGTCTGCGAGAGTTTTTCGCGTGACCTGACTCACTGCAAGCCGTGCAACGGTGCGGTTGCCGCCTGCTATATGGGAAATATGATCGGCCACCTTGGTGTTGTCGTCGAAATGGAGGGAGCGCTTTACGTTATTGAATGTAATCCCCGGCGCAACGTAACCATTCTTCCCCTGGCGCGTTTTGAACGCCAGTTTCTGAAAGTGGAGTATTACCAGTGACAATCCGCCTTTACCCGTCGCGTTTGCCTGGCGAACCGCTGGAGACGCATGAACACCGGGATACGACCATACATGACTGGATGCTCCAGCATGTCGATAACTACCGTAACGATATGGTGCAGCGTGTTACGTTTGAGGTGAATGGTAAGCCGGTCCCACCGGCAGAATGGCCTTTATGCTTTATCAGTGCTGAGAGCGATGTAAAAGTTTACCCGATCCCTGGTGAGGGAGTGACGGCAACTGCTATCGCTGCCTGGGCAGCGGCGGCCATCGCTGCAGCCTCGGCTGTGTATGTGCTGATCACCATGTCTAACATGGATAAAGGCGGCTACTCATCATCAAATGGGCTGGGGCTGGATTTAAACCCGGCCAAAGCGAACCAGGCGAAACTTGGCGACCCCATACGTGAGGTGTTTGGCCGCTGCCGTATTTATCCCGATTATGTTGTGCAACCCGTGACCCGGTTTAACCCTGATGATCCGACGCGAATGACTATCGAAATGATGGTTTGCCTTGGAAAGGGGAATTTCGCGTTTACGAATGGTGATATCCGTGTAGGTTCAACACCTATTTCAGCATTAGGGGACTCGTTCAGTTACAACGTTTATTCACCTGGAGCAGATGTTTCAGGAGATCGGCGAAGTGAAAACTGGTTCAACTCGACAGAGGTAGGTGGTACTTCCAGCGGGAGTGGGCTTGATATGGCGCAGACCTCGCCAGATTCGACAGATATCAACGCTGATAGTATGACCGTTTCTGGCGCATCCGTGACGTTTAACGGGCTGGATGATGGCAACGATGATGACGATGAAGGCAATGCGTTGCCTGAGTCGTGGGTTGAGGGGGCCATTGTTACGATCGTCGCACCGATGAATTTTCTGGTTTCTACCTCGTCGGGATATAGCGTTCTCGCCAGTAACTCTCTGGGTGAAATTAATCCCTATCCGGGTATGCCGGTTACCCTGGAAATTAACGGCACTGAATACGAACTGGTTATTGCAACTTATACGGCAAAACAGGACGCGATACCCGGGGTGGGTGGAAATGCGGCCAGCCTGAAAGCAAATGCCTCCCCATCAACATATGATTACTCCGGTACCGGCCAGACTTTTACGATCACCTGGCAGGGACATGAGTACACTATTTCCCTCGTTGCAGACTATGTGAATATGCCCGGCCTGCTGGCGGTGATAAACGATGGCCTGACCGGGTCAGGATTACTGGCGCAGGATAGCGGCGGTGTTGTGCTGATTGCTGAGGCATCAAGCCCCTGGCTCGGAGGAAACATTACCTCATCATCGCTACCGGTAGCCGTTTTTGGCGACAGTCCTGTATTTACCTCCGGCACCGCGTCCAGCGGAGGCAGTCCGGCAATAACTGCTAACGTTACGCTGGCGTATGGGAGTGCAACCGGAGTGGCATTTTCCGGGATACCGGAGGGAACACAACGCCTGGCGCTGGCTCACCGTGGCAACGAGTACCGCATTGCGGATGCGGATGGTACGACCGCAACGGTTCAGCGGCTGATTGATGGAGTGGTTGATCCTTCCTGGTCTGGCTTCTCACCACGCACGATGATTGACTATCAGGCTACAGGGATCAGCGACAACAATACCTGGATGGGGCCGTTCCTTGCCTGCCCGGAATCTGAAGTGGTGGACGCTTTCGAGGTGAATTTCTCCTTTCCGTCTGGCATTTGCGGATTCGACAGCAAAGGCAAAAAACGCATCAGGCATTGTGAGTGGGAAATACAGTACCGTGTTTATGGTTCTGGCTCTGGCTGGACGAGCAGGCAGGGGGTTTACGCGCTTAAAAATATCAACGGGTTGGGTTTTACAGAGCGTTTTGATCTCTCTTCTCCTGGGCTGGTTGAGGTGCGCTGCCGCCGCCGCAATGAGCAGGGTAGCAATAACGCGCGTGACTCGATGTACTGGCAAGCGTTGCGTGGTCGCTTGTTGGCTCGGCCAACATCCTATGCTGGCGTCACCCTGATGGGGGTTACGGTTGAGGCGGGGGGCAAATTGGCGGCTCAGTCTGACCGGCGCGTAAACGTTGTGGCCACGCGCATTTATGACTCCGGCGTAGCCCGTAGTATCTCTGGTGCGCTTTATCACGTCGGCCGTTCTCTTGGTATGGAAATGGATACTGAGGCAATAGATGCCCTGGAGCAGACTTACTGGACCCCGAACGGCGAGTATTTCGATTTTGCCACGGGTGACAGTATTTCTGCGCTGGAAATGCTTCAGAAAATCGCTGCAGCCGGAAAGAGTTATTTTCTGCTAAATACCCAGTCTGTTGCATCAGTGGGTCGTGAAGGTGTTAAACCCTGGACCGGGGCTATCACCCCTCACGAGATGGTATCCGAGATGCAGACTGATTTCGTCACGGTGACTGACGACGATTACGATGGTGTTGACGTAACCTATATCAACGGCTCGACCTGGGCAGAAGAGACGGTGCAATGCCGTCTGCCTGGCAACCCAACGCCGCTGAAAATAGAGGCATACCGGGCTGATGGTGTAGGCAATCCTGATCACGCATATCAGATTGGTATGCGCCGACTCAGAAAATACCAGCTGCAGCGCATGACGCATAAAACGACGACGGAACTGGACGCGCTCTGTTACAACGTCGGGGATCGTATTGTGCTGACCGATGATATCCCTGGCAGCAACACTATTTCGTGTTTGATTGAGTCGATGACAACTGCTGGTGGGGTGACCACATTCGATGTGTCGGAGCCGCTGGACTGGACTTTTGCAAATCCACGCGTCTATTTGCGTTACCAGGATGGAAAAGCATCACGGCTGTTTGAAGCATCACCCACAGGTGACAACTATCAGGTATCCGTCCCGTATCAATCTGAGTTCGCCGATATCCTGCTGGATGATCCGATAATTGAGCCTCCCCGGTTAATTTTCTGTAGTTCTGAGAGCGACCTGTATCACGCCATTGTGTCCGAGATAGTGCCACAGGACGATGGAACCTGCGAGATAACTGCCCGGCAATACCGCGCTGAATTTTACGACTACGACGACGCCACATACCCCGGCGACGTCGCCTAAAACCACAAATTCCCCTAATTAACTCTTTTCGCTCAAACCCTCGTTTGGGCGAACGCCTTTTTTGGAGCAAAAAACATGGCCTTTAACCCGGAGCTGGGGAGCACGTCTCCCGCAGTGCTGCTCGATAATGCAGAGCGCCTGGATAAGCTGGTGAACTCGGACGCTCTCACCGTGCCTGATCGCGCGGGTGTTGATCTGGATACCTGGCGCGGATTCATGGCGAAAAATGACGAGATTCGTCAGAACCTTGTGCCATTGAGCAAGCAGTACATGACGCTTGAAGCGGCTCAGGCTGATATTGCAAACATCCCGGATGGCTCAACAACCTATGTGCGCAGCGCTGATGGCAGCTCACTCGCAGATGAGTATGTTAACAATGCCGGTTCGCTTGTAGCAACCGGACGGAAAATGCCTTCAGATAAAAATCTTGTCAAAACAACTGATGAGTACTCTGATGCGTTGGGCTTTTCCTGGGGGAAGGTCATGGAAAATGGTGATGTACTGCCTGGTACTCTGCAGGGAATGGACGGATTGCCTGCTGATGAAAACGTCGCAGCATACGCTGCCAAAGGCGTGGCGGTCTATCAGCTTAATCCCGCAGATATTCCGGCAGGTCACGCGATTGTCAAAGACGGGGTAGTTTTGCTGGAAGCCGACCAGTCAGGGCGGCTTAATTACCTCCCACCGCTCAATCGTCGCGCCCGGCAATCGGTGAATCAACGGGCTGAAATGGTCCTCACGCCGCTACCCGCATCAGTACGCGCGGCAGTAGAGCCACTCGCCGAGCGTGCCTGTAAATACATGCTTTCAACGTGGGTGCCGACATGGGTTCCCCTGGCTGGCGGCACAGGACTACCGACTAGCGGTTCCACGATGGACAGCATAGAGCAATATCCACTGATGCTGGCTGCAGTAGTTCACTGGATAAGTTGGTGTGATGCCGGTTACGCCACATGGGATGAAACGTTTATTGGCGTCAGTTATGACACAGCCGTTTCCTGGATTGTACAGGGGCTGGATTTGGTAGTGAGTGCGCATCTGGCAAACGGTGGTTGGTGGGGTGGCCCGCCGCCGCCGTGGAGCGAAGCCTCTGAAGATGTGGCGGTAACTTTTGGCTCACAGGCGGCAGAGCTGGCGCGCAATGTGGCCAGCCACTGCGATCTGATGGGCGCACACCTGACGGCTGCCCAGAAAACAAAAGTCGCCGCAATGGTGGTACATGAGGCTAACCGCTTTGTGAAGTACACGCCCAAATACCGCTGGACACGCCCGGATATCCGGGGGCAGGTGACGGATAATTACCCGACAGGCGATTCCAAATCAGAAGAACTGGCATGGAACCTCGGCATTCTCGCCCGCGCGCTGACTGTAGCCCCGGATAATGCCAATGCCGAGCGCTGGGCCGAGCGGATGATTACAATGCAGATTGCGGCGCTGGGTGACAGAAACGACCTTTCCGAGACGATGACCATTAACGGCCTGGCACCCTGCGACGTCATGAACGGGACAAACGTTAACCCGACCCGCCTCGTTGAAAACCACGGCGTCGCTGACGGGCAGGACGTGTCCCGCTGGTACACGATGGCTTCACTGTCAGGAAGTGAGTGGATGCTGCGCACCTTCCTGCTGGCCGGGAAGCCGGTGCCATCAGCAGCCCTCTGGCATATGGCCGACACCCTGCGCGCGCTGGCCTACAACCCGGATGGTTCGGTGTGGAGCATGGACTGGAGGGAGCCTGTCGGCGAACTGTCCTATGCCCCGGCGATTGCCTACATGTTTGCCGAACCTCGCCAGGACTATATCGACACGCTGTTGCACCGCCTGGCGATTTTTGACAGCCAGCAGGACGACATCACCGGGGCGTTGCCTGCCGGGGCTTTTAACTGGCCGGTGTATGGCTCTTCCCAGCCGGGCGAATTCCTGAGCTATATCCGTCTGTCTGACCGCATGCTGAGTCCGCTGACCTGTCCGCGTGCCACCAATGCACATTACACCAGCCTTGCCGCTATTTACCGGAGCGTTTAATCATGACCCTTGAGATTGTACCTGGCACCCTGACCAGCCCTGACCCGTCCATTAAAAATTATGCACCTTATGCACCCGCCATCGGCGTGACCGGTTATACCGACCGCTGGCGTCCGGCGCTGGATTTTGCGGCCAGCGTCGCCGGTGATGCGGTATCCACGTATCCCAGCCCACTGATGCCGGATAACATCCTTGCAGGTGACACAACCAATCAGCCGGTGATTGTCGATCAGTCCGGCATCCGCATGGTGGATTGTGCCACGCCGGGCGCACTGGCCGCGCTGACGGACATTAACCGTAAATTCGGTGATGTCAGTCTGCTGGCGGTGTGGTATGAGGTTCATGGCTCCGCATCCCACTCCATTCTGACCATCGGAGGATTGCGGTTCAGCCGGGCAAGCGCCAGCTGGGGCCTGTCCAAAATGTCCGGTGCTGCGGGGAGTACACTGAGCATTTCCAACGATCCGGCTGCCGGAGGCGTGGCTATTTCCGCCCGTCGTTATGCCGCTATTCTGACCATTCCTGCAGATGGTGCTGCTGCTGTAACTATGCAACTGATCGGCGCAGGAACGGCGGCCGTAACAAAATCGGGTGTGGTGACGCGAGGAGGTTCAATGGATGAGCAGCGACGCCTGCGTTTCGGTAAGGATTCTGGCGGCTCATCTAATACTGGACCGCAATTTGCCGAAATGGTTATCTGGGAGCGCCTGCTGACAACGGATGAAATTAATTCCGTTGCAAATTATTCTTCAGACAAATATAGTCTGTGAATTTTATTGACAAACTATTAAAACTGATAAAATAAAATGGATGGTCGTTATAGATGGCCATCCATTTTTTTTGATGAGAAATCAGCTCTTAACAAATGCAGAGTCGTTTCTATTTATACTTTCTTGTCTGATTAGCGCTCTTTCTGTTTTTTTCTTCTTCTGGTAATAACCAGCCAGAAGGAGCATCATCGACATTACTTTATAAGACATGTAGATATCGATCATCAGCATGTTTATACAAAATGCGATAATACATAAAGACATTGTTGGTGATAATCTCTTTACGCGCATGAGGAACATCACGAACAGTAATAGCCCTATAATTCCCGTCTCTGTAGTGATCCTCAACCAGCCACCATCAAGTGCATTTCCAAATGATCCAGCCCCGACGCCTATCATCCAGTACATAGGATGCGATAGATATAATTTAACGGCGTAAATCCATTTAATACCCCTCATGCTCCAGCTTGCATCAACCTCATCCCCCCTGGAAAGAACGCCCAAATCACCCCATGACGGAACTGATTCTGTAATCCTTACAGATGAATATGAGTCGAGTAACTGATCTATATTATCACTGTTCATGAGGCTATCTGAACGGGTAGCAACTGTACTATCCCCAAAGAAGAAATAAACTGCAAACAGTAATGGAATGACAACTAGGCATCTTTTAATGATGGTAACCAGACTTGCACTAAGCTTCATATACCATATCAGAATGACAATCTGTGCAAGCAAAGACATCCTTGATCCTGTCATCATTATAATTAATGTTGCGACACCGAATATGATATATTTCTTAAACTCGCTCTTTTCTTCCGCAAGAAAATAGCATGTAATAAAGTTAAGTATAACCCCAAGTTCCCAAGGCCCGCTAGTTAATCCAATTACGCGCTCAGACATGTTTGGCTGATAACCTCTAACGTTGAACCCGCCAACAACTCCAAAGTGCTGAGAGATCCCCTCATAATTTCCCCAAAA